CGGCACCCTCCGACCATCGCAGCGCGTGTCGCGGGTTTCGGGGAACCCAGAAAGTCGGCAAACAACCTGTTGCGCAACCCCAACGTGATTGCAGAAATCGAGCAAAGGCGTGAAGAATACGCGCAGCTGACTAAAATAACGAAGCAACGCGTTGTCGATGGCATGCTGGAGTCGATCGATATGGCAAAGTCGATTGCTGAGCCAGCAACCATGCTAAAAGGGTGGACAGAAGTGGGTAAAATGCACGGTTTCTATGAACCCCAGAAGCATGAAATCAACCTTAACGCGCAGCACGAGATCCGTGTTCGCCAGCTCCAGCAGTTGCCGGATGAGGAACTGATGAAACTGGCTCAGGGTGAGACAATCGAAGGCGAATACAGTGAGCAATGAGCGCTTAAAAGCAGATGCAGAACGTGAACTCGCGCGGCGTGTCCTGGCGCGGCGCAGGCTGATAGAGTTCACCAAGTACACTTACCCCAATTACCAGCCTGGCGCGGTCCACATCGACATATGTAAGCGGCTTGAACGGTTTTCACAGATGGTGGTGAACCAGGAGTCGCCCCGTCTCATGCTCACCATGCCGCCCAGACATGGGAAACTCATCGCGGATGACGTGCTCGTCCCGACTATGACGGGTTTCGTGCGCCATGGTGATCTGAAACCCGGTATGGAAGTGGTCGGATCAGATGGTGATTTGACCCGTGTGGTGGCCGTAGCTGAACCCTACATAGCAGATGTCGAGGTTACTTTCGCTTCCGGGTTAAAAATAGCCTGTCATCATAAGCATGAGTGGACCTGTTACCTGCGCTCGAAAGATGCCTACCTGAACGAGCTGGATTTTAAGGTTCGCACGCTCGAAACCTGTGATTTATACCCGCTGGTGCCGACACCAGCCAACCTGAATGAGCTGGAGGACGGTACTTTTCGGCTCTACAAGGAAAAATGGCGGGTGTTCGTGCCTCATTGCAGCCCGTTGAACCTCCCATACCCTTATCAAGTGTTGTGGGGTAAGCGGAGAAAGCCACGGCAGTGGAAGTTTGACCAGGATGCCGTCGTATCTGTGCTCCCGCTCGAAACACCCGTACCCGGACGGTGTATCCAGGTTGCCGCAGAGGACGGTCTGTATTGCATAACAGAGCATTTCCTGCTGACCCACAACAGTGAGCTGGCCAGTATACGTTTTCCGGCGTGGCACCTGGGCCACCACCCGTCACATGAGCTGATCGTGTCAGGGTATTCACTGGATCTACCCATGAAGTTCTCGCGAAAAACGCGTGATTTGATAAAAGATCCGGTATACCGGGTGCTTTTTCCGGCTACACAGCTCGACCAGAACAGCCAGTCGGTCGAAGCCTGGAGTACGCTGCATCAAGGGGCTTATAGAGCGGCTGGGGTAGGCGGGCCACTCACAGGCCATGGGTGTTTCGATCCTTCTAGCCAAGTACACCTACAACGCGGTAACATACCTATCTCAGAAATAAAAGTAGGGGATCTTGTATATGGCTACGACCACAGCACCGGGAAAGTCACAATCGCAGAGGTCCAAGCGGTTAGTGTTAGAAGGCACGCAGAAGGTACCCGCGAATACCCCTTCTTCGAAAACGCGCGCTGCACAGCGGACCACCTCATCTACGACCCCGCAGAAAAGCGGTACGTCCGGGCTGGCGAGATCGCCGGAGATGATTACGCTCGCTTGCACTCAGTGTGGGAAGAGTTTCGAGCGCAAGGCCAGCGATCAGAGGCACAGGGAGCGCAAAGGGGAGGCGGGGCGAGCGTTCTGTCCAAGCGGATGCTCCGCCGCGTATGCCTCGGTTATACGCGCTCAGAACCCCAGGCGGAAATGCCCGGAATGCGGCAAGCCGAAAGCTCACTCAGCTCTGAAATGCGGGGAATGTCATGCGAAGGAATCAGAACGGCATGTAACGCTTTCCTGCACCGAGTGTGGAATTCAGTTCAAAAGGCATTTAAGCCAGCACAAGAAGAATGCGGGAAGGTCGAACGCGTTCTGTTCGCAGCGCTGCAGGGATGCATACAGGATAAAGAACCCGCTGCCGAGGAAGGACAGAGGGGTGTGTATGAACCCAGGATGCAGGGCACCGTTAGTAGGGAAGCAGACAAAGTTCTGCTCCACCGCTTGCTACAGCGTGGTAAGAGTTTCCAGCAGACAAGAAGGGGCGTACAACGGGAAGTTCCTAGTGATGAAACAATTGGTGGCGCAGAGAGACCTAGGTCGGTGCGTGATGACTGGGGCGACGACTATGCTATGCGTACACCACATCGACCACGATCCAGAGAACAACGAACTGGAGAACCTGATCCTCTTAGAGGATCGCTACCACCGCTCGTATCATGCGTTAGAGGCGTCTGCGCAGCAGACCTTACGAAAGACCTTCCAGCAACTGGCGAAGAAGCGGTCTATGATATTCAGACAGCTACAGGAAACTTCTTCGTAGAAGGAGTCCTCGCCCACAACTGTAACATTTTAGTTATAGACGACCCGTTCAAAAATATCGAGGAGTCTGACAGCCAGACTATCCGCGACAAGGTGTGGGACTGGTACCAGTCGGCGGCGTACACTCGTCTGGCCCCAGGTGGCGGCGTGATCCTTATCATGACTCGCTGGAACGATGACGACCTCTCTGGACGTTTGCTGGAAGCCATGCGAACGGTCGAGGACGCAGACCAGTGGGAGCTGGTGAATTACCCCGCATTGGCTGAACAGCACGAGTACATAAACGAGATAACATACGAGATAACATACGAGGGTATTCCTGTCCCGGACCCGCCCCAGCACCTGCAGCTGTTCCGTTCGCCCGGCGAAGCGTTGCACCCGGAGCGTTTCAGTGAGCAGGCGCTTAGGAAGATCCGCAGTAACCTCCAGCCACGGATTTGGTCGGCTCTGTACCAGCAGAATCCGGTACCTGATGAGGGTCTGTACTTCCAAAAAGATTGGTTCAAGCAGCACGACTCGTTCCCGTCATACCCGGATTGCCGGGTTATCACGGCGTGGGACTTTGCCATTGGCGAGAAGCAGCACAACGACTGGACGGTGGGAGTAACATTGATGCACGACCACCGTGACAACCTCTATCTGCTCGACGTGTGTCGGTTTCGTGGGGATACATTCGTGATCCTGACTGAGATGCTGCGAGTGATGCGCCAGTTTTGCCCGTCCACAGCCCTGATACCACCGCTGGATTATGTGGTTGGGGTAGAAGATGGGCAGATCTGGCGCACACTGGCGCCGTTGCTTGAGTCAGAACTGGCCAGAGAGCGGTTGCCGATCGTGTTGCACCCAATACCGGCGCTGACTGACAAAATGGCCCGTGCAAGGGCTCTGCAGGCGCATTTGCAGCGTGGTAAGTTTGTCATTCCCCCCGCCACAGCCTATGATTTCGTCACACCGTTCGTGTCCGAGCTGCTACGTTTTCCTGGCGGTAAGCACGACGACCAGGTGGACGCAGCCGCGCACGCAGCCCGCGTGGCACTTACTTTACAGCCTCCGGCAGAAAACAGACGCGCGCCTGTGATAAAGTCCTGGCGTGACCGCTTAAAACAACTGTCTCACATCGGTGGGACGACTCACATGAGTGCTTGATTATGCCAGAGAATACAGAAATAGCTCAGGATGTGTGGCGCCGGTATGTGTGGCTGCGTGACAACGGGCACACTGATTACATCCATAAAAATATCCGCTGCGAGCAGTTTTTTGAAGGCAGACAGTGGACCGCTGAAGACCTCATGAAGCTGCGCGAGTCGCGTCGACCGGCCCTCACGATAAACAAGATAATGTCGACGGTGATGACAGTCCTCGGCGAGCAGATATACAACCGCACCGAGGTAACATTCCGCCCCAAGAACGACAAGGCCACGCCAGAAGTAGCAGACGCCCTCACGCGAGTATTTCGTCAGATCAGTGATAATAACAACTTACCCTGGGTTCGTTCGGACGTTTTTTCTGACGGTATCGTGTCGAGCCGGGGCTTTTACGACGTGCGGCTGGACACGGCGGATTCGTTGCGTGGTGAGGTGCGTATTGAGCACTTAAACCCGCGCAACGTGTTGATTGATGCAGATGCCAGTGCCTATGACCCGGCTGACTGGTCGGATGTAATCGTCACTCGCTGGATGAGCGCTGACGAGATCGCTCTGCTGTACTCTAAAGACGACGCAGAGACCCTGCGCCACCGTACCGCGCCTTATATGCCATACTCGTACGACATTATCGACGAGGTGCCAGGTACGTTCGCGGGGGTGCAGCATAACCACCGTGCCGGGCACGAGGACTACATGCAGCGTACGCATACGCGGCATATCCGGGTGTTAGAACGGCAGTGGTACAAGATAGACGACATGCCACACTTCGCCGATGTAGTAACCGGTGATCTGCGCCCCGTCCCTCCTTCCTGGTCACCCGAACAGATTACAGACCACCTCAACAAAAACCCGCAGCTGGGCGTGCTGCACAAAAAAATCCGTCGAATCCGTTGGACAGTGGTTGCAGACAATATCGTGCTTCACGACGACTGGAGCCCGTACCGGTATTTCACGGTCGTGCCGTTTTTCCCTGTTTTTAGGCGCGGCGCTACGATCGGTTTGGTTGAAAACCTGATTAGTCCGCAGGAGCTGCTGAACAAGTCGGCCAGTCAGGAGCTGCACGTAATTAATACCACGGCTAACAGCGGGTGGAAGGTCAAGCGCGGTGCGCTGGCTACAATGTCAGTTGCAGAACTGGAGAACCACGGCGCTGATACAGGGCTTGTCGTTGAGTTAAACGACATGGACGGGCTCGAAAAAATCCAGCCGAATCAGATACCTACGGGGCTCGATAGGGTAAGTTTCAAGGCTGAGCAGCACATCGACACAATCAGCGGCGTGACGCGGTTCATGAAGGGGCAGGCACGCGAGGACGTGAGCGCCAAGGCGATTGAGGCGAATAACCAGCAGGGGTCGTCCGGGCTTATCCCGATGCTAGATAACCTGGTCCGTACGGACGCTTTGTTAGCGAGAGCGGTCCTGGCCATAGTTCAGGAGTTCTACACAGAAGAACGACTGGTGCGTATTGCAGGTCAGAACGGTCAGCCTGAGGACGTGATGGTTAATCAGGTCACCCCCGAGGGTGGAATACTCAACGACCTTACCCTGGGCGAGTACGCCATCACAGTAACCAGCGAGCCAGAGCGGCAGACACAGCAGCAGAATCAGTTTGAGCAGCTAGTTATGTTGCGCAGCGAGTTGGGTGTGAACGTCCCACCGGCCTTCTTGATCCAGGCCAGTAAAGCCCGCGACAAGGCGGAGTTAATCAGGGCAGTCGAAGGTGATCCGGATTCACCGGAAGTAAAACAGCAGAAAGAGCTGGAGGCGCGTACTGCCGCAGCGCAGGTACAACAGCTGGAGGCGTCAGCCATGCGTGACGTAGCAGACGCCCAGTTAAAACAGGCGAAGGCGCAGAAAGAGATCGCAGAGCTGGAGAATCCGCCACAGGAGCAGAACAAGCTGGACATGCAGCTGGTTGAGCTTGACGCTAAGTTAGCCATGGCACAGCGTAAGATGGAGGAGGACATAGCCATAGCACA